TGCATTTGCTTGGCCTCCTCGTCGGTAAGAGGTTTGCGGCGCAGAGCGGCCACGTTGAGCCACACATTGCCTTCGCGGTCCATCCACCAGCGGCGCGTAGATTCTTGGGGGCGCTTCATTTTGTTGCCGTCAAGTATGAGTGTTGGTAGACTGCGCTTGGGATTGGACGAATAGCGAAGACCGTTACCCCGGCGCCGGCTGAACACGGCGCCGGGTTTTATTTTGCCTCCAGCATAGCCTCTCCCATTGATGCCTCCTCAGAGTCGGGCTGCGATTTCATCGGCCGTCTCGCGGTAGTAGGTATTTTGCAGGATGCGCAGGTCCTTGTGGCCGCTGATCTTGGCGAGGGTCATCACGTCAACTTTGCGAGAAAGCCGAGTCAGGGCCTCCGCTCGAGAGTCGTGAAAGTGCAGATCCTCTATCAGTAGCCGGTCTCGAGCCTTGCGAAACAGCACGTCCAGCGTGGCAGACGAGAGGGAAAAACACGCCTCGAGGTGGGCGACCGGCCGGAGCAGGCGGACGGCATGGCGCGTCAGTGGCACATCTCGAGGCTTGCCGGTGAGGTGCTGGGTCTTGTGCGCCACGGACGCCACCCGGCGTTTGAGGTCCAGATTCGCGCGCCCCAGGCTCAGGATCTCGCCCGCGCGCATGCCGGACCGAATGCCGACCATGAAAGCTAGGGCTACCTCCTGAGACTTCGTTTGAGGGGCCTTGCCGGGCCTGTAGGAGAGGATGCGGCACAGGGCGCGGACTTCGGCCGGGCTGACGCGGCGCGTGCGTGGCGCGGGGTTTTTGGGGATGCGCAGGCCCTTCAACGGGTTGCCCTCGAGCCAGCGCCATTCCTCTCGAGCGATCCTGAAGGCGTGCCGCAGCCAGTTGAGATTGCGCAGCACCGTGGCGTCGCTGACGGTCTTCAGCCTCTCGTCGCGCCAAGCGGCAAAATCCGGAGTATCCAGATCGGCCAGCCGCTTGTCGGCCAGACCGGCGAAGTCGCGTAGGAACGCTCGAGCTTGCCGGGCCTCATGGTCGCCGCCCTGCTTGGCGGGCATCACCGTCTCAAGATATCGCTCGAGCAAATCCCGCAGCGTGTGGCGCTCGAGCGGCGCCGTCTCGAGTTCCTGCTCTTTGGCCGCCGCCCATGCGTTCGCCTCGCGCTGGGTCCGGAACACCTTGGATGCGCGTCGCCCATTCACATAGACCTGAGCCCGGTAGCCGCGCCCGTACCTCCCAATCGATGCCATGCCCGCTCCCCCTGCGTAGTGGCGTGGGGAGATACTGGGGAATCGGCGGCGGGATTGTCCAGTTTTACGGATATTGCAGGATAGGCGACTCTTGCGGCAAAAGCCTGCAAGACTGGACATTATCCGGCAAAATCTAATGCTGGGATATTGCCGGATAATGCCGGTGGTGCCCCCGGCCGGACTCGAAATGCCAACAAACATGGGCTAGAATCCGCGTCGCGCGTAATTATTGGGGAGCCCGGATCGCGTCCACGGCCTCAATCGGGATCTGGCCGCAGGCGTTTAGCTTCAGCTTTCCGGCGATCACGTAGTTTCGCACGGTCTTCGGGTGAACGCCAAGCATGGTCGCAGCCTGGGCCTGCGTGACCTGCGTCGGCCTCGGATGCGTCTCCGCGTAGAGCTGCACCGCTCGAGCGGCGATGCGGAGGGTTTCGTCTCTCTCGCTCATCAGTCTGTCCTTTCGGAGAGGGCGGCGCGGGCAACAAGGGCAGCTTCGCGGCACGGATCACAACACGTATTGCGCGCTATGCTTCCCAGCGCCTCCCTCAGCCTTGCGTTCTCTGACGAGAGGTGTTCGCTCGCAGCCTTCGGCTCACCCCCTTTAGGGGGAGGGGAGGAGGACTTGAGCGCGCGGATACGAGCGGCAATGACCTTAGCACCGGACGAATAGGCCCGGTGCCAAGAGTCCTTGACCTCCGAGATCTCATCCTCCGCCACCTTCGCCGCTTCCTCTAATGCTTCTTCTCTCTCGGTCATGGCTGCCTCGCGACAAGTAATTTGAGGAAATCGGCCGCCAGATTGCGGTTATCGTCGGTCAGCTTCTGCGAAATGTGATAGATTGGGTCGACCACAAAAGCCCCGCCACGCAACGCATCGAATGGCTGCTTGGAGAGCCCCAGAAAGTAGTCGCTGTTGACGCGCAATGCCGCGCACAGGTCACGGAGATTGTCGTAGGACGGCTTGCGGGAGCCGCTCTCGTAGTGGCTGATCAGAGACGGCGGCGAATCGATCTTCTTTGCCAAGCCCTCTTGCGTTAGCCCGCGCAACTCCCGCGCAGCTTTTAATCTGCTGGCGAAAATACCTTCTTCTCTCTCGGTCATATCTCTAGACTCCTTCCGTTGGCGTTCTGGGCCACGGCTGCGGCACGTATGGGTGCGCGCCGGCCTCGTTTATCTTCACGTTCTCACCGGCCGCTGCCCGGTCTATAATTTCTTTGATGATGAGGGCGCCGACGCGCCCGATGCCGCTGCGCCGCACCCAGTTGGGTTCGCCGGCATCAGCCAACTGGCCCAGCGTCCAGCCGTGCCAGTCTCCTTGCTCTTTGCAGTGGCGGAACAAAACGTAAGCGGATGCGCGCGTCTTGATAACGCGCGGAATATCCCAATCGACCTGCTCCAGCGGGATTTCACGCCAGCTTTCCTTTGATTTGGCTCTGGTTTCCTTCGGCGGCGGCCACGGTTCGCCGCTGCCAATCTCATACGATTTCGTCATCGTGTATTCTCCGCGTTGAACTTCTCTACTGCTTGGGCGATGCGTTCCCACTTGGTTGGGTCAGTGACGGCGAGCCGATTGAAGGCGATGACGTTCTTACGCCACCACGCCTCAAAGGCGGCGCGGCTGGACCACGGGCCGGCGGTCATCGCAGCATCACTTTTTTCTTTCTGGGCGTGGGTGGTGGGGAGAGGGATCATCGGGCGACTACCTCTCCGTTGAGTTTTTTCCGCAGCGTCGGGTGGCTCAGGGACGAGCGGGGCTTGGGAATGCCCATGTCCTTGAACTGCCGCCGCTTCGCGCGGGCAATGTCGCCCTGATCCTTTGCCGTCTTGCCGCCACGGTGACAGCAGGCCTTGCCGAGCAGCTTTCCGTCCTCGATCGTCAGCGGGCGCGTCTTGTCGACCACCAGCGCTTCCGGGATGGTGTGGTCGATCTCGTAGGGCTTACGGCCCAGCACCAGGCCGCAGCCCTCGCAGGTGACGCGCCCGGCATCGTTCGTGGCCCGCAGCACGATCTGGGCCTTCTGGGCCTTGGTGAACTCGCGGCGGGCGGTCACTGGGGCGCCTCCGTGTCGATCCCGTTGGAAGCGCACCAGCTTTCGATGTAGTCGATCAGGCTTGAAAGCTCGGCCACGGACATGCGGGTAGTGGAGCGCCGGAGCGCCACAAACTCGCCCTCAATGCCCGGCACGATCTCGCCCGCCCGGTTGGTTGCCTTGGAGTGCGCGGACACCATGAGGGTGCGCCAGTCGTCTATGGACCACGTCCGCCCGGCCCACTTGTAGCGAGCCTTCACGATGGCCTGTAGGAGCCGGTGCAGGGCCGCGTTCTGCTCAGTTGAGCGCGTCGGCGGTCGCACCGTCACGACATGGCCTATGGGCGCGCGCATCACCTCGGATTGCGCCCGCTGGTAGTCGTAGCGGTCCCTTATGTGGATGATGCGCGCTTCGGTCATCGGATCGCCGTCCGGACCTGCTCGAAGATGCGGACGCCGGGGATATCGCGCCGGCCGCCGGCAATGGCCGCCTTGATGGCTGCCTCGTTGACCATCAGGAACTCACGCGGCACCTGGGCGGCGTCCGTGACTTCGTGGACCCATTTCACGGACGCGGCTGCCTTGGTCCCACTGAAGCCGACCACGCGGGCGGCTTCCTTGGCGATCACGGGCGCGCTGGGCGCGGGTGCCGGTTCCTCGAAAGCCTCGGCTTCCTTGCGTGCCCGCTCGTCGGCCTCACGCTGAAATCGGCGCTGCTCCTCCAGCTTCTTGGTCTGGAAGGCGTTGATCTCGGCCACCACGCGATCGGCAGCGGCCTTCACGGGCTCCGCTATCTTGGCGAAGTGCCCATCAATCGTGCGCCCGTCCTTGAGGATCTGGTCCTTCTCCTTCTTGCGGGCGGCCTCAACCGCCGACAGGACGCCCTTCAGCGTCTTGGCTATCTCCGCATAGGCCCCGGCATCCTCGTCGGATTCGATGGGGCGAAGCTGTTCCGGCACGAGGTCGCCGGCTTCCGCCGCCCGCTTCAGTAGGTCGGCATGGTCGGCCTTCAGGCGGTCCGCGAGCGGGGGCTGGTTATCGCCCGCGACCGCGCGCGGGTTAATGAGTGTGTCCATCAGGCGTCCCCCTTCCGCTCAAGGGCTTCGTTGTAGGCATCGAGCAGGCGCTCGTACTCGGTCGGCAGCGCAGTCTCGATCACATCGACACGGGCCTTGTTCTCGGCCCACCAGTCGCGGGCCATGTGTTCGTCGGTCGTGTCCAGGCGCAGGAACGCGACCGATTCCTTAACCCACTGGATGCGCTTGACGGCATTGCCGGCGGATTCCGGGGTATTGATCGGCGCGGCGGCCTTGCCGGGAAGCTGGCCCTTCGGCCGGTCGGCGATGAGGTGCGGCTCCTCTTGGGCCATGCGCTGGCCGGTCGCAGAACCCTGCCGACGCTCCGGGCGGAAGTGCGTGCCGCCGCCGGCCGAGCCCGCCGGACCGACAGCCGCGTTGCCGTCGTCATCCTCGGGCGCGACGCCAACCAGCGCCATCAGGGCATAGCGGCGAGCGTAGGTGGCAGCCGAGCCGTAGCCCTGCGCGTCGTTCTTGCTGGCCGGCATCGCAAGCACTGAGCCGATCTGCTGACCGCTGGTGTGCAAAAGGATCGTCTCGACCTCAATGCCGTTCTGGACATCGCGGAGGAGCTGCACAACCGCCAGGCCGTTGCTGGTCAGCGGCTCGCGGATGGCGGCCCACACGGACGCGAGGTCCGCATACTTGTTCTTGAAGTGCGGGTTGGTCGCGTCCTTCTTCGCGCCTTCCATCTGAGCCTGGGCCTTGCACAAGGCGGCGGCCAGTTCAGCGATGGGCGGGCGGGTCAGGCTTTCGGGTTGCATCATCGTGTCGGGCATTTGAAACACTCCTTTCGTTGCAGGCGGTCGGTTGGTGCGGAGCCGAAGGCGAGCCTCTCACGCCACCGTCGCCAAGAAAGCATCGAGGTCCTCGAGGTCGATCGGCTCCAAGGAGTCGATGGTGCCCGTGCGGCTTTCCAATTCCCGGTGGATGGCGTGCTCAATGTTGGCGACCTGATCCCGCAGGCCCGCCGTGCAGTCGTGGAGGAAAGCCGGGTCAGCCCCGCACGCTTCCATGGCTTTCAGCGCGCGGACGGTGTCATCCATCGCCTGAAACAGCGCGGCGGCCTTCTGCTGGGCGTCGGCATAGTCCAGTCGCCATGCCATCCTGTTGGCCGACTCCATCTGAAGTCGCGTCGGTGCCGGGCGTGTGTCGAGCAGCGTGTCCATTGCTATCTCCTCGTGTTAGAGGCGGCGATTTCGAGCGCGCCCGCAAAACCCTCGTCCGCCAGATATTCGACGGCCCACGCTTCAAGCATCTTCGCCATCTCATCGTTGATGGAGTTGGCGTAGGTCACGGAGATCAGCTCGATCTCATCCGGATCGGCAGGCTGGCCGCCGCTGGAATAGGTCGGACCCTGCGCCGGTGCCCCAAAGAGGCAGGAGAACTTGATCTCGACCTCGATGCCGTCCAGCCCGAACGGGCAGAGGGCCGTCATGGTGTGTTTGCTCATCACGCGGCCTCGTCCAGCAGGCCAAGGTCAGCGGCCTCGACGGCGCGCGGCTCGGCGTGGTTGATGGCGTTCTCAAGCGCGATGGACAGGGCGCAGGCGTCGGCCATGTGGAGGATGACGACGAACTCGCCACCCGTCGCGCCGTCGCCAAACTTGAGGGTGATGAACGCGCGATGGTTGTCAGCCGGGAAGCCGGTGGCGTGGACACCCGGCTTGCCGTCGCGCTTCACGCTGAAGGTCTTGCTTGCCATCTCATCTCCTCTGGGCGGTGCGCCCGTGTGTATGGGGTTAAGCGGCTACTTGATTGCTGATGGTGCCGCCCCATTGGGACGCCATTGCATCGGCAATTCCGAGGTAGGTACGGCTGCGGTTCTTCTTGCGGTTCGGGCCGGGCGGCTCGCGCCAGACGCTGGCGGCAATGTCCTGCGGTGCCTCGTGAACCAGCGGCGTCAGCGGCGGCAGTCCGCGCAGCCACAGGCAAGTCGCTTTGGTCTCGTTGTCTCCAAACTGCCACGGCTGCACCGTCTGCGTCGGCCCACGCCACAGGGACGAGAGGCGCCCAACCGGGTTCTCAATCGCCACCTTCGGCACGGGAAACTTCCACAACGACTTGACGAAATGCAGGGCGGCGAGCTGGGCTTCCTCGCGCCATTCGGCGTGGTTCCAGCGCGCACCGGAGACAGTCAGGAACGTGCAATCCGGGTGGGCAATCATCATGTCCCAGCCGCGATTTACGACCGCATGTTCGAGGATCGAGTCCTGAATGTGGTTGCCGGGCGCTTCGGACGGGCGGATGTCGCAGGACCATG